GATTTAAGGACTGCAAGAGAAGGAAGATTAGATAGAGCTGATAAAGGTGGTGCAAGTGCTGATGCATTTAAGGCATCTGCCTCTCAATTAAAAGAGGTTATTCGTGCTGTTGATGACACCATAGAAGCTGCTGCACCAGAATACAAAGATTATTTAAAGAAATATGCAACAATTAGTAAAGAAATTGACAGGATGACTGAGTTGCAAGGTATTAAAGGAAAGGTATTAAGCACTATTCCTGATCCTATCAATGATGACTTATTCATGTTATCTCAGGCTGGTTTTGCTAAAGCAGTCAGAAACCTACCTAAAGATACTACTATTCCTAAAGGTCAAAGAATTGCTCTTGAGAAGATTAGTAAAGATTTAGATGAAGGTGTGCTAGGTAGAGCTACTAAGCCAGCAGGTTCTGATACTTTCAAAAATATGTCTACAGCTAATTTAATTGGTGGAATAATTGGCAAGCAGATGTTTGGTGAAGTTAGCCCAGCCTTGAGCAAGGTTACAGCACCTTTAAACTGGTTATTTAATGGTACAGATGACCAAATCAGAGCCTTGTTAGTGGATGCAATGCTAGACCCTAAATTAGCTTCTAGATTGATGACAAAGGCTTCTGTAGTCACAGTAGAACCACTAAGCAAAGAATTGCAAAGAAAAGCTATTAACTTAGGTTATGGCGCAGCATTTGGATTAACTAAGGAATAAAAATGGCAAAGACAAAGATTAGTGAATTTGATGTAGACCCATCTAACAATACTGACATTAACAGTATTAATATTGCTGAAGGCTGTGCGCCTAGCGGTATCAATAATGCTATTCGTCAGCTTATGTCAGACTTGAAAGAACAGCAGACAGGCGCATCAGGTGATAACTTTACTGTAGGTGGAAATCTTGCAGTAACAGGCACTTCTGCTTTTACTGGAGCTTCAACATTTACTGGTGCTGTTACTTTAACAGGTGGTATTGCTGGTGGTGGTTTTATTCCTACTGGTGGCATCATTATTTGGTCAGGCGCAGCTAATGCTATTCCTAGCGGATGGTTATTGTGTAATGGATCAAGTGGTACTCCAGACTTAAGAAATAGATTTGTTGTTGGCGCAGGTTCTACTTATGCTGTGGGTGCTACTGGTGGTTCTGCTGATGCAATTGTTGTAAGTCATACCCATACAGCTACCGTAACAGATCCCGGGCATGTCCACACTATTAATGGCTTGGCTGGTGGATCAGGTGGATCTGGAGTGTTTGCAGGAAGCACAGCTGTGCCAGTAAGCACAGGTGTAAATGCAGCAGTAACAGGAGTTACTGTATCTAACAGCACAACAGGCTCTAGCGGTACTAATGCTAACTTACCACCGTACTATGCTCTTTGCTACATTATGAAGGCTTAATCATGGTGGATCAGACTATTACTGAAACAGAAGCAAGACTTAATAGCCATGAAGCAGTTTGTGCAGTTCGATATGAAGGAATTAATGCTAGGCTGAAAAGACTTGAGCAAATCCTAATAGCATCTTGTGGTTTCATTATTGCAATTCTATTAGGCATTGCTCTGAAGTTATGAGAACCATTGTCTTTTTGTTAGTTGGTATTCTTATTGGTGGTTTATTAGCTTGGAGCATGGCATGAGAGAGATACTTTTTATTTGGGCGGTATTAATTGGTCTTGCTTTTGCATATCCAGTTAAAGCTCAACCGATTGTTACTGAGTCTACAAGCAAGTCAGAGACAACAGTAAAGTCTCCACCACCTTCTGCTATATCTCCTAATATCACTACTATTAACAATAAGAACTGCTCTACTGGTATCTCAGGAGCAACTCAGACTCAGATTCTTGGTATCTCTTTTGGAGCTACTGTTAAGGACTCTAACTGCGAGATGATTGTTAAGGCTGAGTCATTGTTTATGATGCAGATGAAAACTGCTGCTGTATCGGTGATGTGCCAAGATTCTGCTATTTGGTGGGGTATGTGGGATGCTGGTACTTATTGCCCTGTAGATGGCATGGTAGGGGTTCAAGCTAAAGAATACTGGCTTGCTAACCCTAAGATGATTCCAGACAGACCAAAGATTAAATGAAGTGGCTGGTAGCCTTACTAGCCTGTATTGGCATAGCACAGGCTCAAGTCATTCAACATCAAATAGCGGATGATGGATATGCTAGAGTTCCTTTGCAGTTTGGCTTTACTATGGTCGTGTCTTTACTGAATCTTATATGTTCAGCAATGGTGTTGTTGGTTTTCTCAATCCTACAAATTCTTGGTGTTGCACAGGATTCGATTTAAGAACTAACAATGGCACTCCATTTAGCTTTGCCATCATGCCTTTGCAGACAGACCTTATTAACTACTCAGGTCGGTTTTTAACCGAAAGCACACCACAGTATCAGCGATATAAGTGGGAGAATATCTCAGAGTATGGCAGACCTGAGAACCTAAATACCTTTGGTGTAGAGATTAGACCGAGTGGATATATCGGTATGCACTATGAAAGTGTTAATATTAGTCCTTGGAGACCTGTAACTATTGGTAGGACAGGAAATGTCGGAGAGTTCCATCAGTATTATCATGGAGCTGGCTTTACTCAAGGTAGTTTTAGCCATATAACAGAGACTACTGGTGATCCATGCTTGCTTAATCCTTTACACAATTCTAGTTGTGCAGGATACCAAGAAGCATATCTAGCTCAACAATGCTCTATATCGCAACTGTATAGCCCACAATGCCCTAACTACCAACAGGCATACTTTAATCAGCAATGCAGTATTAATGCACTCTTTAATAGAGATTGCCCTAATTATCAACAGGCTTATTTTGCAGAACAATGCAGAGTTAATCCTTTGTATGACAGAACCTGTAGCGGATATGCAGAAGCCTATGCTTTAGCCAATGTCATTGCTCCTAGCGCACCTGCAACTGTTGTGATTGCAAGCGAGCCACAGGTAGTGCCAGATCCTGTAGTAAACCAAGCTATCGCAGCTCCTTCTCCTACAAGCCAAACTAGTCCTACTAGTGTTGTTGCTCGACAGAATACCCCTGCAACTAGTCAGCTAACTAGTCAGACCGAGAAGAAAGAGGAAAAGAAGGAAGATAAGAAAGAACAACCAAAAACACACCCAAAAGCACCCAATAAAACAGAAGCAAAGGCATCTGATGCTCCTATAGTTGTAGATAGACCAATTCCTCAATCTCCTCAGATTGTGGATTTGTTGTACCTGCAAATAGTCAAGAAACCTATTCAAGACAATGGCAAGGCTTTTTACTTCTTAACAAAAAACAGTCAAATTAAGCATGAGGAAATGGTAGATGGACAATATAGAAAAAGAGATTAGTGTCGGTGGTTTTAGTTTTAAACTAACCAATAAGCTAATGGTATTAGTTATAACTATTGCACCTGTGGTTGGTGGTGCATTTTGGGGAGCTTTTGAGTTCTATAACGACTATATGAGTATGCGCTCTGCCATTAAGAACTATGTCAGCCCAGACTTTACAGAGTATGACAAGAAGCTGGCATTGATGGAAGAATCTACAGCCAAGGTCAATGATTACACTAGAGACATCAAGAATGATATTAAGAATGATGTCCGCAGACTTGAGAAGGTAGTCGAGCAAGTCGAGAGAGATGGCAAGCAGTTATCTAGAGAAGTAGACAGAGATTTAAGAGAGATGCGAAAAGAAGTAGATAACAAGATTAAGCGAGCCTTAGATAACCCATTGTCAAATAACTAGGAGTAAGTATGTTTTCATTAATTTCAACACTAGGCGGTCTATTGGTATCAGGTCTGCCAAAGCTATTAGAGTATTTTCAAGACAAGTCAGACAAGAAGCATGAGCTAGAGCTTTCTAGGATGCAGACTGAGCGAGAGCTTGAGATGATGGAAAGAGGCTTCTTAGCCCAAGCCAAAGTAGAGGAAATCCGCACAGACCAAATTAGCATTAACGCTGATATGGAAATGACTAAGGCTGCTTATGAGCATGATGCAAAAGTCCTTGAGAAGGCTGCTCCTTGGGCTTCTACATTTGTAGCTACAGTAAGACCATTGGTGACATATTTGTTTGTGGCTGAGTTGTTTATTATCAATATCGGTATGGGTGTGTATATATTTAATCATGGAACTTTGATTACCAATGTTGATGACTTTATCAAAGCTACTGACATGATTTTCAGCGAAGATGAGATGGCTATGCTTGGTGCTATTATTGGTTACTGGTTCGGATCTAGAGGCTGGAATAAGAAATGAAAGTAAGCCAAAAGTGCATAGACCAGATTAAAAAGGATGAGGGAGTCAAGAATAAGGCTTACCAATGTCCTGCTTTACTCTGGACTATTGGGGTAGGTCATGTCATTGACCCTAACCATGCTAAAGTACCATTGGCTGAGAGAAAAGCCCTGCCTATACCTGCTGGGTGGGACAGGGTTATAAGTGCTGAAGAAATAGATGAAATCCTTAGAAAAGACCTAGCTCGCTTTGAGGCTGGAGTCTTGAGGTTAATCAAAGTCCCATTAACACAGGGACAATTTGATGCTTTGGTTTCATTCTCTTTCAATGTCGGCTTAGGCAACTTGCAGAACTCTACCCTTAGAATGAAGGTTAATAGGGGTGATTTTGAGGGTGCTGCCGAACAGTTTTTGGTATGGACTAAGGCAGGTGGCAAGGTCTTGGCAGGACTAGTAAAGCGCAGAACCCATGAAAAAGAAATGTTCGAGTCTTGATATTGTAATAATTCTATAGGATACTAGGCAGATGAAATTAGTCACTCCACCAACTGTTCAAGCAGTCTATGAGATGTTAATTTGTCTGCCACCTTTCAATCGGTGGAATTTACCACCATCTAAACAAGTAGGGTTTGAAGTCCACAAAGACCCTACCTGCTTGGGTGAATACGAGCCAGAACCCCATGTCATCAGAATTTCTGAGGCTAAGAATGGGCATCTGGATACTGTTGTAAAAACCGTAGCCCATGAGATTATCCATATGAGGCTATACCTAAAGGGATGCAAGAACTGGGATAAGCATGATGATAACTTTAATCAACTTTCTCATAAAATTGCTATTACTTTAGGATTTGATCCCAAGGAATTGTAATGACCAACCAAGCCTGTAGTGAAGTTCAATTCATAAGATTATTTAAAGAATTAGGCTCTCCTCAAGCAGTAGCTGATTATCTGAATGTACAAGTTAGATCTGTGTACCGAAGAAGAAAAGATTTAGCTGCAAAAGGTATTGTTCTAGAGACTACTAATGTTAGTGGCAATACAGTCAAATATGACAAAGAGGGTTTAAAGCAAAAAGTAGAGCAAAGAATCCAACAAGCCCACCACAATGTCCGTAGAGGTATTGCAATGGAAAAGGGCAGAGTTATTGTTTTTAGTGATGCCCATATTATTCCTGACTACAACACCACAGCCTCAAGAGCTTTACTAGAGTGCATCAAAGAGTTCAAGCCAGATGTCATTGTTTGTAACGGTGATGCCTTTGATGGTCAGAGACTGAGCAGATTCCCAAGGGTAGGATTTGACCAAACCTATACAGTTAAGCAAGAGCTAGATGCCTGTGTTGAATATCTTGGTGAGGTAGAGAAAGCATCAACTTTCAAGTCTAATTTGATTTGGACTCTCGGAAACCATGATATGCGCTTTGAGTCTATGCTTGCAAACAGCTCGGCTCATAATTACGAAGGAATCAAAGGGTTTACCCTTAAAGACCACTTCCCATTGTGGCAGTCTTGTTGGTCATATTGGATCAATGACAATACACAGATTAAACACAGACATAAGGGCGGTTACAATGCTGGTCGAGCCAATGTCCAAGCAAGCTCTGTGCATACCGTTACAGGTCACACCCATGTCCTAACTGTGCATCCATTCACTACCTTAAACCCAGCATTTACTATGGGAACTATTTATGGTGTGCAAACAGGCTGTTTAGCTAATCCTTATGGTCAGCAGTTCAGCTATATGGAAGATTCAGCTAGAGACCATAGAAGCGGTTTTGCCATGCTTACTTATGAAAGAGGGCAACTTCTGCCACCTGAGTTAATTCAAGTTTGGGATGAAGCTGCTGGTGAAGTTACTTTCCGAGGAAAAATCTGGGGTGTTTAATTTGTACCTTATTTTGTACTAAATAAACTAATTATTCCTGCTAAATAAATAAAAACTGCTACAAGCTCCACCAAGAGCAAAGCATTGTCCCTGTATAGGTAGCCTTGGACTGTCCATAGAAAACTTCCTACAAGCCCAAATAAGAGGTTTAAAGGGTATATATTGAGACTAGTCATGGCTATACCTATTAAGCACAGTATAGTTCCTGACCATCTAATCATTGCAAGCTCGCCAAATACTCAGCCATAGTTTGTCTAATGGCTTCTCTGATTGCTTCTAGTTCTTCTTCTGACAGGGTAAAGTCTTTTTCTAAGTTCATTCTTTTATTCTCTCAATTAGTGCTAAATATCCTACAGAATCAACCAAGCTATCTCTGTGATCTGGCTGATTCATAAGTCTAGCGATTTTTAACAAGACCATCATTGTAGCGACATCTTGAGCAGTAATTTCTTTCTCAAGATAAATAGTCCACAATTTAGCAATGTTAAGAAGGTTCTTGGCTGGGTGTCCATAGGTCTTTTCCCTATCA